GGTGCCCGCCACCGGCTTGGCGATGGCGCGCGTCCAGGATTGCGCGCCGGAGGCGTAGTGCTTCACCAACTGGAAGGCGGTCGTCGTGCCATCGCCGGTGCCGATCACCTGGTCGGTCGGCGATGGCGTGCCCGAAGGCAGGCAGGATTTGTGATCGCCCCAGTCCTTGAACCGGAAGCCGTGGAGCCGCCCGTTGCGCGCCTCGAAGAAGGCGACCACGGCGGCGAGATCGTCCGCGCGGCGGATGCCATAGGCGATGTCATAGCGGCGGCGCGAATTCGCCCAGCTGGCGTTGCGCTCCTCGTCGCCCGAGGCAAGCTCGACGATCTGCGTGCGCCGCTCAGGCCCGCCGCGCGCACCCCGGCTGATGTTGTCGGGAAAGCGGACCTCGTGAAACGCCATCACATGCCCCGCCGCCCGAGCGAGACCGCACGGGCAATGTCGGCCGCCACCTGCGTACGGGACTGCCGGAAGCTTTCGGCGTCGCGGGCCATGATGGTGACGCTGACGCCACCGCCCGCGCCGTAGCTCTGCGCCTCACGCCGCGACAGCACCCGCTCGCCGCGCTGCAGGATGGCTGGCACCTCGTCGTGGCGGAGGCCCGCCATGCCGCCGCCATGCATCCGGGGCGCGGCGGCGAAGGCCATGGCCGGGACCATGCGCGAGGGTCCCGCGGCCCCCACCATCCCGCCCGTATGCAGGACGTTGGCGAAGATCCCGCCCGCGCCGGAGAACACGCCCGAGAGCGCGTTGGCGATCGGCCCGAGGATGAACCGCCGCGCCGCGAGCTGGGCGAGATCGGCCAGCAGCGAGGTTACGAGATCGCGGAAGTTCAGCTTGCCAGTCTTCACGAACTGGCCGACGGCGTTCTCCGCCGACTGGAAGGCGCCGACGAGGCTCTGGCCGATATCGCCGCCGATCTCGCGGGCCTTGCTGGCGTAGTCCGACAGCGCCGCCGTGACCGCCTGCCAGCCGGTGACGGCCGCCTCGGTGTCGGGCTCCGCTGCAGCGGCGGCGGCTTCGGCCGCCACACCGGCGCCCGTCGCGGCGCGTCCGGCATCGCCGAGCGCCGTCTCCAGTCGCTCGGCTGCACCGGTGGCCTCGGTCAGCGCATCCGCGCTCGCCTCATCGGTGCCGCGCACGGCATCGCGCAGGGCCTGCCAGCTTTCGAGGGGCGCGCGAGCACCTTCGGCCAGATCGCGTGCGGCCCCGCGATACAGGTTCGCGGACCCGAGCGCCCTGTTCGCCGCCTCGGTCAGACCGAGATCGGGCGCGGAGAGCGGGTTGTCCTCGAAGGCCCGGTCGAACGCGGCCTGCGCGGCTGTCGTGGCGGCACTGGCTGCCCCCTCGAAGCGGTTCTCGATCTCGCCGAGGTCGAGGTCCGGCACCAGCGAGATGCGGCGCTCCGACCCGAGCGCTTCGAGCCCCTGGTTGATACCGCCGATGAAGCCGTTGATGCGCGACACTACGCCGTTGAGCATCGCCTCGACGCCATCGACCAGGCTGTTGGCCGCCTGGAACGCCAGATCGCCGATGGCGGCGGGCAGCAGACCCCAGATCGCCTTGATCGCCTCAAAGGCGCCCTCAAACGTGTTCGCGGCGGTGTTGCCGAAAGCCACCACGCTCTCGATGGCGCTTTGCATCCCGGAGGCGGCGTCCGCCTTCAGGTCGAAGAACATCGCCGTGGCGGTCGCGCCCGCTGCAGCCGCGCCCATCTTGACGCGTTCCCAGACCTCGACGGCGAGGTCTTTCAGGAGCGACATGGCCTCGCCAAAGCCTCCCGCGCCGGAGACGAGGCGGGTGAACTGGTAGACGAGCTCGCCCGCGCCGACGATCAGCGCGCCAATGCCGGTGCGGATCAGCGCGCCGCGCAGGACGACGAGCGTGGTGGCGAGGCCCCGGACCGAGAGCGCCGCCGCAGCCATGCCGGCGACCCAGCGACCGGCGAGGAAAGCTGCGAAGGTGGCGGCATAGGTGGTCAGGCGGCCGATGTTGTCGAAGAGCCCGCGGATCGCGATGCCCAGCGGCCCGGTGCGGCTTGCAACAGACGCCATCGCATCTGCGACCGCTTCCAGTGCGGGTGCGGCGGCAACCGCCAGCTGGTTCGACAGCCCGCGCCAGATCAGCCCGAGCCGGGAGATGGCATCGTTCGTCCGCTCGATCTGGTCGGCGTCCTGTTCGGAGACGACCACTCCGAACGCGAGGACGTCCTCGGTCGCCTGGCGCAGAGTCGCCGTGTCGATCCGACTCATGGCGATGGAGCCCTCCTCGCCGAAGAGCTGCCCCGCGACGGCGGCGCGCTCGGCGGCAGGCACGAAGTTCTCGATCGCCGCGTTGATCGCGCCGACGCGCTGGTCCAGCGGCAGGGCAATCAGTTCATTGGCCGAGAGCCCCAGCCGGTCGAGCGCGTCGGCGGCCGGGCCGCTCCCGGCGGCCGCCTGGCTGAGACGGCGCGTCAGATCCTTGGTCGCCTGCTCGATGCCGGACATCGAGACGCCCGCCAGCTCACCCGCCCGCTCGAGCGTCTGTATCGAGGCGACTGTGGTGCCGAGGGACTGGGCGAGCTTCGCCTGCGCGTCGACCGTCTGGAGGCCGGAGCGAACCATCGCCACGCCTGCGGCGGCAGCGGCTGCCACGGCGGCGGCGGCAGCCACAGCGACACGGCGAGAAAACGCCGCGAGCCGCGCGTTCGCCGCCTCCATCTCGCGGCTGAGCCGTCCGAAGCCGCGCGACCCGGCCTCGCCGACACCTTCCAGCTCGGCGCGCACCTGCCGCCCGCCCACGGCCGCGAGGCGGACGCTGACCCTCTTCTCAGCCATGGGACTGATCCATCTGTTCGTTGAGCTTGGCCACCATCACCGCTTCGATGACCGGCAGCAGTTCGGCCGTGGCGAGGGGCGGCACGCCGAGCGCGTCACCGAGCGCGAGCGCTGCGGTCAGATCCCAGCCAACGACGGCGCCCGGCAGCACACGCAGCTGGCCGCCGAGACGACCGACCAGATCCCAGACCTGCGAACCCTCCGGCGTTTCCGGGCGGTTCAACCGCGCCGGGCAGTCCGGGCAGGCTTGCGCGCAGGCTTCGCAGTAGCGCTCGCCCCCGCCGAAGAACCATTCGGCGAGAGCGCGGAGGCGTTTTTTTCCTGTCCCAGCAGCAGGCCCTTTGAGACGTAGGACAGTTGGAAAGCCTCGAAGATCGGCCAGACGTCGAGCAGCGCGTCGATGGCCTCCGGGCTGGGATCGATCGGCTTGCCGTCCGCATCGCCAATACCGTCCCAGGAGAGCACCGCCCGCCGCGCCAGTGCTTTCGCGAAAGCGACGGCGCGTTCCTCGTCGGAGGCGTCCTCGGGCACCGCCTCGACAGCCGGGTCGCTCCGGGTCGCCACCATCAGCGCGGTGGTCAGCGGGCGCAGCTGTACCCGGACGCCGGGGGCGAGATCGTGCCAGCGAGGCGCGTTGGTCAGGTCGAGCGTCAGCATTCTCAATACACCTCGATGTCGTTGATCAGGGTTGCGGTGCACATCCGCCCGACCACGCTGTCGCGCGCCGCCTGCCAGTCGAACGTCGCCTGCACGCCCTGCGGCCCGGCAATCTCGATGCGCGGGCGCGGCAGGTAGACGGCGTGCACGGTGAAGGTGAAGCTCTCGCCGGACGGCAGAACGTAGGCGAACTCCATCTCGCAGGCCTCGCCGTTGATGGCCTGCGTCACCAGCGTCTGGTCGGCGAAGCGGACCTCGATCCGGCCGGTCAGCGCGGCAATGGACGGGTCCGCGCCGTCGATGCGGCCGTCGTTCCGGATCGTCTCGATCCGGTCGAGGTTGTTGGCATAGGTGATCTCGGCCGAGACCACGTTGCCGAGGGCGGTGCCGTTGCGCGTGATCGACCCGTTGAAATGGCCGAAACGCTTCAGCTCCAGCGCGGCCGGCGTCCCCGCGCCGGTGGTCGTCGCAACCGTCTCGCCCTGTGCCACCAGCCGCGCCGTGGCCGTCAGCAAGCCAGACCGCTGCATCTGCCAGGTGATCTGGTCGAGCACGCAGCCGGAATACATCGCATAGCGCGGCACCTCCGGCATGCCGGTCTCGATCGACATGCTGGGCAGCGTCCAGGACCCGGACTGGAACTCGTGCGTCCAGGGACCGGTGCCGGTCGTGGTCGGCGCCCCGAAGGCCGCCTTCAGCCAGAAGCCGAAGGCCTCGGCGTCGAGCGGCACAACGACGTCGCCATCGGCCGTGACCGCATCCTTGATCGGCGCCAGAGGATCGCGGCCGTAGCCCAGCAGTTCCGAGTTCAGCAGCGGCTGCTCCGCACCGAGCGAGGTGCTGGCGAAGGGCATACGGGTGAAGCCGCTCACAGGCGGCGTTCCATAGGTCGTCTCGAACGCAAGCGCCATCAGCGCCCGCGCCCCCTGGGCTCGTGCCATGGTGTTCTCCTGTGGTCGGTTGGATCAGCCGAACGGGTCGGCCGTGGAATAGTGCAGCACTACCGGGATCACGGCGGCCTTCAGGCTCGCCGCGCCCTCGACCGGCAGGTCCACGGGCCGCGGCGCCTCCGCCTCGACCCAGTCGCAGAGGTCGCCCAGCGTGCGGTCGGCGGCGAGTGCCGCACCGATGCTGGCCGTCAGCGTGTCGAAGGCGGCGTCACGGTCGGCGCCCTGCACGACCGCCTCGATCTCCGCGCGGTGCTGGTAGTGGTAGGCCAGCGGTGACAGCGTCACCTCCGGCTCCCCCGGCTCGCCGTCGCGCAGGATCAGCAGTCCTCCGGCCGGCACACGCTCGGGAAGCACGTCGCCGCGGAGCGCGGTGGCGGGCAGCGCCGAGAGCCGCGCATGCAGCGCGGCGAGGATGGTTTCGCGAGGGGTGGGCATGTTTCCCAAACCATTTGTAAAGGCCCAGAAGTCGCTACCTGACTGCAAGTTGGTCAAGCGCTTTACTTATGCGCCGCCGAAACTGTTCGGGGGTCTCTTGGGCCGCAATTTGCGGAACTTCTTGGGTTGTCAGAAGATCCGTGCAGGGCGGCTCCATGAAACCAGAGAATGTCCGAAACGCTTCGTTCTCTAGAACGGCTGACTGCACGACGCTGTTGAGCTCTTCGAATGCCTCGAGCACTGGCAAGCCGAACACGGTGGGCAAATCCTTTGGAAGGAGCACGGGTATCCCCTTCACGTTTCTACTGTCATCCTCTCTGCCGTATGCATTGAAAACAACGAATTTGATCAGCGATTGGTGAGGATTGAAGCCGATTTCCTTCGCAATGTCGGTCGCTTTGTCCTCACACCAATCGTTGTACGTATTGATGCTAGAAAGATACGGACCCGAAACATTTCCCAAGTTTCGTTTGCATTCGACGAAAATTGCAACGCCATTCAGACGGTTTATCGCGATGCGGTCGATAAGTTTCTTCGTCTTGTCGGTGTCGCACTTGAACCGTGTCTGCGATGCAGGGGCCCATCCTGAGTGAGCTTGGATGACTTTTGTCATCACATCTTCCACAAGTCTTCCGTGTTTTTTGCCGAAAGTGTTCCAGCGATAGACAATTTCCGGTGGATAACCGAGAACTGGGTCAGCCGCAGGCATCACGGTCGGTTCAATCAGCTTGCGTGCCTCACTGAGAAGGGCCGCTCTTTCGATCACGTTGTAGAGAATACTCATGGGCGTCCTGAATCTGCTGCTTAGTCAGACAGATAGAGGAAACTCGACCTCGTGAACATCGCCAAGTTCTGCGTGGGTGACGATTCAGCGCCCCTCCACCCAGTTCGCCACGATCAGCCCCGGCACGCTGTCCAACGCCCTGTCTGCATCGCGCGCCAGGTCCAGCCGCTTCGGCAGCTTGACCTGCGGCACCAGCAGGAAGATCGGCGCGGTGACCTTGCCGCGCCCGGTCTTCGAGCGCGACACCACCGCCTGTCCCTTCGTGTTCAGCCGCCCCTCCGCCACCAGCAGGCTCGGACCCGTCCGGCGATAGACGAAGCGCAGGCGCAGCCCGCGTCGCCGCTCCCATTCTCCGGGCGTGATACGGCCGCCGCGCAGGGACTTGCCTGCGGCGGGCAGCGGGATCGCCAGCCAGAAGTTATCCGTCTTGGTCAAGGGGCGGTTTTGGTCCATGTTCGATCATCCCTTATGAGGGCATTTGCGAGGATCACAAGCTTGCGCATGATCGCCGCGATGGCGAGTTTGGCGG